AAGAAAATCTATCAGACAAATTTCGTTGCAACTCTTTCGGCGTAGGGTGATGATTCGGCCTGATAGATTTTCTTGACCAGATTCGTTCCCTGATTGCGTCTTACGGGATCGCTTGAATTCGCTGTGATTTCCTGAAATGCTGGGCTTCCGCTTGTGGGGTCTTCGTCAATCAGGTAATAGACGTTCTGGGCAGTGTGTGAATCCGTCTCAACTGCTACGCCTTTAAACTGTGAATCAGGCTCACCTAAGCGCAATAGGTTAACGATTCCAACCGGAGAATAGGCTGTGCCGCCATCGTTGTAAGAACTGGGATTCATTTTATACAGCTTGGCTTTTCCTAGCGCGCAGGTAAGGCTTACTGTGCTCGATGCGCTTTCCCCGGAAGTTAAACCCGATGCCCCGGCAGGCAGGACCTTCGGAGGGAGCCATTGCTGCGTGTCCATGTCATAGAGATAGAGTTTCCCGTTGGCTCCATCTAATAGGCAGAGCCAATGGAATCTGCCTTGAAGATGCATGGCCATGTACGCTTGAGAATGGTCAATATTTTTGATGTCGATGCGAATATCAAATCCGACTTCCTGCCCGTCCAGAAAGACTTGCGAAGCCGTATCGAGCCATGCAACAGAATTTCCCAGAGCTGCTGTGGCGTTGTGTGAAATCGCCCCGCGCCTATCAAGCAACCCGGAATAGATGAAGTTGTCTCTTTGTGTTCCTGAAATCTTCCACATCTTTGTTCTGGTAAAGATTGCTACTCCATCCGCTACAGGTCTTTGGCTGGTTACTTCCTGGGGCCATGAGTGGTTGTTTCCGTCAAGCCCTGATGGCCAGCATTCTTCCGGGACACCCCTTGCCGGGAGTTCTTCATCGCCAGAGAAGTAGGTTGTTGCATTCGCTGCGGAGAAGATTCTTCCGCTATAAGCACAGAGTTTTGAGCTTGGGGTTGGCGGGTCATTGGTCGTGGTTCCCGGTGCCGTGTTAATGGAAAGCGCGGTATCCGTCGTTGTGTCGTTGTGCGTGGTCGTAGTATTCGCAAAAGGACTCCCTGTAATCTCCTGCATTTCGGTTGGATCGGTCGATCCGCCGTCCGTGGTTCGGTAAACGTGGATCTGGTCTACCTGTGAATCTGTCGAAGCCGTAACGCCCACAACCACAGTTTTGTTAGTAACAATCCCTGTGCACGTCGAAAGATCAGACGCTGAAGATTCGTGCCCGGTCGTTGAGTTTCCATAAGTGCAGCGGTAATACCAACCTGAAAATGCGGAGATTCCTGTGCCTGTAGTGCTTATGGTCGGAACTGCTGAAGGTCTGACAATCCCCCAAAGCTGAGTTGAAGATCCCGAGCCGGAATACTTCCGCATGTCCGTGTTGTTGCCCATGTAGAGCGTGTCATTTGAGATAAGGAAATCAAAAGCAACAGACGTGGAAGATGTGAAGATAAGAACGTAATTTGTGTCTACTCCAACCTCGTACTTATAGACCTTTGAGAATCCCCCAGAGATGTCGTTGACAAAATGAATGAACCTGGCCCCGCCCCACTTTGCCCACCAGCCAGAGGCTTTTACGGCGGTAAAGGTGGTCGGGCTGGCCTCAATCGGGTCAGAGAATCCGGGTATCCTTTCCATTAACTGCTGGGCAGTCGTTAGAATGTTCTGCGATCCCAAAACGAAGTTCGCCCCATCGCTGGTGATGTCAGCGTAGGACTTGTAAGGGATATTTGTTTCTGTTATTTCGCGCTTCATTTAGCCGAATATGCGGGGCTGACCATCGTCACGCGATGGCCCAAGACTTCCACCTGAGGGGAAAATTACGTCCTCACCATCGCTGAAATCTTCTGCTTCTCTCATGCTTTGGAAGGCATCCATGAAAGATGCTTTCTGTCCGGTGTTAACTGCTCGCCCTTTGACAAACTGCGTAGTTCCGGCGCGTGGATCGTCTGTGAGTTCATAGAATTTCCAGCGCAATCCTTCAACAAATACCTGAAAGTAATGGTCTGGGGCAGCGAATGCCGTGGTCAGGTTCGAGCCTGTAATCTGTGTTGGCTGCTTCTGGAATTCGCCATTCAGTACCAATGTGGTACCGGAAGGAACGGCAGCGGGATAGTCCAGCCTGATTTTGTTGATCGTGGCTTCCCATGAGAAAAACCGGATAGTTTCCAGTCCGCCTTTGGTTACGAGTTCCACGCTCAAATCGTTCTTCTGATTCAGCCGTCTTGAGGCTGTCGGACTAACCGAAGTGTTCTGAATTTCAATCTTCGAGAAGCGGTAAAACGTGGTCAGGTCCGTGCCGCCCAGAGAGTAATCCTGTTGGCCATCCACCAATGTTATCTGTGTGAGAGCTTGCTTCGTCCAGTTCCACGGAAACGCTGTCCAGATAAAGGCGTTTACGATGTTGCAGGCGTATACCTGCATGGTGCTGGATGGCGCTTTGTGGTTTAGCGCCGTGGCCAAATTGATTGCATCTTGGGGATTAAACGTGGTTGACATAGTAGTTACCGCGAATGTTAGGCGATTGCGTTTTTAGGGAATTGAGAGGATGATGACTGGCCTATGAAAGTGTTCAATAGTTTGTCGCTTGTCGCCATAGGAGCAATTCTTACTTTTGCGGCCATGAAATACGGCAAGCCGCCTTCTGCTCCTGATTTAATGCCCGTTGCTCAGGCCGCTCCCGATACCGGACAAATTGGACGATTCCAAACCTTTAACAATCTCTCTGGTGTGGCGCTTGATACAAAGACTGGCCGACTGTGCCGAACTCACGATTGGCATATTCAGAAGCCGGGACATGGAGTTGTAACCGTCATCCCAAGCCCTTATGAGCACGAGCCGTTGTGCTACCAATAACCCCATTTATGCGCTCTCTGCCATATGAGCACAGCATTTATAACTGGCCTTGGAAACTACTCGGTTGGCTTTGGGAATTGATACAATCTTTTTGGTATGACCGCCGCCGACCGCGCCAACATTGAGAGGTTTAACAATGGAAACGATCATTTCTCATCCGTTTATTTCGGCTACTGTTTGTTTGTCGCTAGTCTTGGCCCTGTGTGCTTACGTTTGGATTGCCAGCGCCGGAATCAACGACTGTGACCGGGCCAAAGACATATAAAAAATTTCAGTGGTGCAAGATAGAGGCCGCTCATAAAACGACTATTTCGTGCTGTATCTCAATTCCTATCCCGTCGCCGTTGCCAAGCTGTCGGTCTTTCCGGTCGGCAATGCCGGGGAACTGCTATCACTTCCGGTAAGCCTGCGTTCTGCGCCGAGCATAAACACTTGGCGTAAGGAGAAGGGCGCTGGTCTTTCAACCCGCATAGTTGCAGCCAGCGCCTTTTTACTGGATTTCCTCAACAATCCACTGCGCCGGAGTCACCTGATCCGTATTGGCAACATTGAATGTGGCCTTAATCACAATCGCGTTCGCTGTGTTTTCCGCTGGGGCTATTCCAGCGACTATCGTGCTAGCTGTTCCAGTTGGCGTGAATTTACCGCTTGCGCGCTGGGCTGTGGTTGAAGCTGAATTATTCATCACAACTAATTCCATGCAACCGTTTCCAGTGACAGCAGAAGATGTGTTGATTGCCGCCGTTCCTCCAAAAGAGAGTTTGTAAGTTACGCTAGCTGTTCCGGTGCCATGCACATAGAAGCACGTGATCCTGACACCCTTTCCGGCTGCGAGTGTTCCCGCTGGCAGAGTGTATGTGTAAAGAGTTTTGTCGGTTCCATCTCCAGTAATCGCTCCTAATGTGCCTTGGGCGTTAAGTAGGGTTGTGTTATTTAAACTGTTGGCCTGAGTCAACGTGGAACCATAAAGAGCGGTGCTCCCCGCTGAAAATGGGCTGTTGAATCCGACTAGCTTGTTTGTTCCTGTTCCCGCGTCATTCAGTCCAGCGCTTGTGAAATTTACAAACCTGTTTCCTGTAATCCAGTAGCGGTCTGAAGTTCCGGCAACAATAAGAATGTTTTGGAACGGCTGATTAGCGGAACTCAATATTGTGGTGAAATCATTGTCTTGAATGGCGAAGTCCGTCATGTTCGCCGCAACTATGATGGAGTTGGAACCGCCATTTGTCGCAACGCTCGTATCGGCAATCCGGTTTCCGGTGATCCTGATATTTGTTCCACCAGAAAGAATGATGCCTTCATTCTGAAGGCCCACGAGTTTATTGTCCCTGATAGTGAGCGCCTTTACTCCGCTCACGTCATAGGCAACTTTGGAGGTGGCGCACTGGCATCCCTCAAAGTTAATGAGAATTCCCTGCGTGATGACAACGGCCTCTTTCGTAGTTCCTGATTCAAACGTGCAATCGGTAAACCTGATCCACTGCGGATCATTGCTCGTGCTGGTATTGTGGATCATCACGCATTGCGAATCACCCAAGCCCACCTGTACAAACTGGCAGTTCTCAAAATCAATCGTGTCGCAACCGCTATCCAAATCCACCATGAAACCGGAGAATGCGGCAGAGCCTTCAATGTTTACGTTATGGAATACCTCGCTCGTTACGGTTCCGCTGGCTACCCCGCCAAGCAGAATTCCAGTATGCCAGCTACCGCTCGAAGCGATTCCAAAGCCCATCGTTATATCAATGAACTTGTTTCCAGCCGAAGCTCCTGACAGGGAATCAATGATCGAAATGCCGTTGAAGGTTTTGTCAATTGTTATGTTTCCGAACGTCCCATTGCCACCCTTACAGCGGATTCCTGCTCCTCCTGTACGCGCAACGGAAGAAACTAGACTAACCCCATTTACAGAATTGAAATTAGCCGTAGTCTGGATAATATCGGCTGTTCCTGAGCTTGTCTGTAAAACCGTTGTTACCGGCCCCAATCCAACAATAGAGCTGCCATCGGCGGTCATGTTGATGCCGGGAGAACCTGCTAACTGCAAAGTCACATTTCCCAAGCGCAACTGGCACGCTTTATTCAGCGTGATTGTTGATGCAGATGTCTGCGCACCCGTTAAGGCTGTGGCATCGACAATGCCGCCCGGATTGCAAAGATAGATAAAGGATTGGAGAAAGTTTCCATGTTCTAGTCCAAGCCATTCCAATATCCAAGAGCGACGAAAAATAACGTGGTCATCAGGCGAACAAAGACCAAGCTTGGCGCATACTTTGTTGCGCAAAAAGTAATAGATAATCAGGAATAACACTGTCATTTAAAGGTCTCCAATCGCAGCTATTACTTTTGCTCCCATATCCGCGCCTGAGAACTGATCGGCATAACGGACTTGCTCAAAGCGATTGATGAAAAGATTAGTCCCTGAGGGCTGGACTATCGTTTGGCTTCCGCTGGGCAACTGCATTACTGCATTGGCAAAGCTGGCTCCTGTGGTCGTTGGAACCATTGCGCTCAAATCTGCCGATGCCCCAGAGATTGACCAATACCCTAAGTCCTGTATCAGCAGCAGGCCGTTAGAGCCAAAAAGTTGCGCTGAGTAGACTGTCCCGCTTGGAGTCAATTCATCATTGAACCAGATCGCCTGAGAGGTAATCTTGCCCGATGAATCCAGAGCAAGGAAAAGAGGCTGGTTTGTTACCTGCCCACCGCCGCTGGTAATCTCGGCATTCTGTGAAAGTTGAAGGCGCAAGAATCCATTGGCAACGACCGTGCCGGATGAGTTCTGAAAACCTACTGAGGTTGAAATGAGCTTACTGGGAGCCAATTAGTATCCTTTTGACTTCTTCTTTTTTGCCAATGCCTGAGCTAGCGGACTTGGCGCGAGCGTGGAATTTCCTGCCTGAGAGTTCTTAATTGCTATTGCTGCCAAGGCGCGCGGATTCGTGACAATCTGCCCTGATTGCTTTGGTCCTGCTGGAGTCTTGGGCCGCGAATTTAAGTTCTGATTCAGCATTACGCAGTCAGCAATTCGGCCTTGATTTTTCCATTGGGCAGAATCTCCGGCTCAGGATCAAGCCGCCCTTGTTTCAGTTCTCGCAGATCGCGCACTGCACACGCGCCCAAAGAACAATCTTTGCAATCAGGAAATGACCGCATGTGAGCCATCAGCAGGGCTTCCGCCGTCAGGTTCTTGACGTTCTGCAAGGACATGCCGGATTTCAACTGCTCTTCTGAAACCTTGAACGGCGGGAACAACTTATTGCAGCGGATACACTGCGGACGGCAGCAGTTGTCATTGTTCACCTGCCCACGAAAAGCATGTTCCTGCTTGTAGACACCTTCCGCGTGTTTGATGTGAGAGCAGGCAAATTGAGTATGTCTTTTTACGCGCTCATCCTGGACAGCTTCTTTCACGCGACGCACGCGAGCTTCTGCCAGTTTCCGTTTCTTTTCGTCCAATGCTTCCTGCTCATCGGCGGGAAGTTTCTTGGTTTCCTGAATCGCCGTGGCGACTGCCGTGGCGACAAGCTGCTGAAGCATCTCAATCGTGAAATTCATGCCCTGAGGCTGTTCCATTGGTTCCTTCTCCCTTGGCTGAATGAGTCCAGCCGCTTCTAATTTTTCTCTGGTGGCTTGCTTCATTGAATACTGCTCCGTTTGCCAGTCAATACAGCCCAATACGCCGAATCACGGCTTGGCGGGCCAAACATAACTTCAACCTGTGATAGCGAAATCAGTCGGCGCTGGACTAACCGCATCAGAATTGTTCTGTAACCCTGCCTGAGAATCCCTACGTTCTCACCATCTTCTCCTGGATCTCGTTGCAAGGTAAATTCCGGCATGATGCCGATATGGAAACCGAACAGAAATTGTTTACCTTCGATGTATTCAAGGCTGATTGGGACCTGAAGATAAATCCCCATTTTCTCGGGATCGGCATGGGATTGCTCAAACCAGAATGACGGGTTAAGCTGCATCAATCGCTGAATGAATACGTCGCTGTGAAGCGGCATACCGATTGCTTCATCTGGGTTCGTGCGTGAGCGTCCATTGTCCAGCGCTACACATTGGGTTTTCTTCTGCTCCGCGTCGGCAAACAGAGCATCTTGAAAGTCTTTTTTGTAGCCTGCGCGGTCTTTGTCATGACGCTCTTGTGGTGAAAGATTGGAGCTGACTGAATTAACAGCCAGCTCCCTATCCACTGAGGCAGGTAAATCAAGAATCAGGGCCATTTAGGTAAGCAATCCTGATCCTGTGGGCATCGCAAACAACGTCAAGCTGAAAGTAAAGCTCGGCGTTGTGGCCGCGATGGTGTATTTGATCTTCATGTGAAGAACATCAACCACGGTCGGCTTGGCCAGGGTTCCGCCCGTATCCGCGGCAGCGCCTTCTGCCCCGACTTCGCCAATGCCCAGACCAAGGCGAACGGTCAGGTAGTTGGTTCCGGCAGCGGTGATTTGCGTATGCCGCCACGGAATGTCAACATAGGTTGTTCCGCCATCAATCGAGGTTTGGTAAACCACGTCCATGGTCGGGGTTGTGCCTGAAACCGCCGTAGTGTTCAGGATGAAGGTATAGGTATCGGCCATGCCGATAGAAAACGCAGCACTGGAGCCGGTCGCGGTAACAGCAGCAGACGAAACCAGAGTTTTGATTGTTGGTTGCTGAATGCTTCTCGGCATTACATCACCTCGATATAAAAGTCATCGAGCGTTGCGGAGTTCGATGCGTTGGATGTGCCGAAAATAGCAGCAACCACAAAGCCGCAGGTTCCGGTGGTCAGGTCGATTCCAGTTAACGCCGTGATCGAGGCATTGGCCGTTTCAATGGTTTCTGCGTTCAACCCATTGGCCTGCCCTGTAAGCCTCTGAGAGGTTGAATCCCAGACAACTTCAAGGTCGATGTACCAGGGCCGCGTGATCGTCGCATAAGAACGGTTGGTCAAACTCAAAAAGTCCGTATTGTTTCCCGCCGTGATCGGAGTGGTGCCCGATGCGGTAGCAATAACATTTGAGTTGAACTGGATTTTCGCCAGAAAGTTTGAGGTTGTGCCAGTCGTTGCACGCCCACGCGCCGAGACAAAGAATCTCAGGTTGGTGGAAGAAGCAATGTCAGGTTTGATCTGCACGTAGGCAGCTTTGGCGCTGTTATCGTTTTGCACGAAAACAGATGCCGAGGTAGGGTTCGCAAGCGCCGGTGCTCGCTTCGCCCTGTAAAACGCAATTCCAGATGCCATGTTTATCTCCTTCTAAACGAGGCTTGAATCCGCAATCACAATGCGATAGCGGAATACGGTTGAGTCCAGGGTCTTTGCGACGGTTACGAACCAGTACGAAACATACTGGCCGATGTTGCCTTCAGGATCAGCAGCAGACGGGCCACCAGGAACGATGTTCACCTTGAAACGCTCATTCCGTGGATCGACTACCTTGCTGGGGCCTTTGCCGGAAATGTCAATCATTCCGACTGCTCCCTGTCCGACAATGTAAGTCGAGTACAGGACTGAAGGCGCTGTGCCTGAAGTGGCGACGTTGGTTGATTCCATGAAGCGAACGCCGCCAATCTTGCCAATTTCGGCATTCAGGAGCGGAGTGTTGTTGGTGTACTTCAGAACGTCGATGAATCCGCCGGCAGTGTTGTCCGAGGTCAAATCGTAGGAGATGAATGGATGGATAATTCCAACCATGTCTCCACCTTCACGCGGACGAACATCGCGGCCTGTGAGCTGGAATTTGTTGGCGCGAGCATCCGCAGCAGAGAACGATGTTCCAATCGTGTTGACTGTCGGGCTGCTGTTGGAATCGAATTCCGTCCGGTAAAGCGTGTCAACCGTCTTGGCCGCACGGTAGGACATGTCATCCACCATCTTTTCAGTGGTAGGAGAAATGTCCGTAGTGAGCAGAAGTTCCGATGCCGAAGTGAAATCGGAATACTGCTCAACCGTGGCAGAGACGGTGCGAGACGTTTGAACGAACGGAGTGCCTACAACGCCTTCAGCCGATGGCGTGGTGTTGGCACCAGGAAGGTCAAAGCGGTACATCTGCGTGGTCTTACCGGAACCAGCAGGAATTGTTCTTGGGTCACAGACAGTTGCAAAGTAGAACTTCTGCTCCAAGCGATCCAAACTCACGCGGTCGTAATAGACAGTCGGGTAATGCGCAAGAGTCGGGGTTTGGGTAGTATTTGCCGCAGGCGAAATACTCACGTATCACGCTCCAAAAGAGATTTTTAGTTTTGTCTTTTGGTTTCGCTCAAAGGAACGCTTTGGCTTCGCCTACAGTCGAGTAACGGGAACACCGCTTCGGCTGGTCTTGCTAAGTTGGCGGGAGGAAAGGAACGCTTTACTACCCACCACCATTAAACTCATACCAGGAAATGAATGTCAAGACTGAAATATTGCCAAGCCTTGAATTGTGTCCACTTCCCAAATTGCTTTCCATGGCCTGAGGAGCTTAATAGGCTCATACTGAGGCCGCTTAGAATCATGTAAAACCACTACACCACCGGGAGCTAGGTTAAGGGCTGCTACCTCGGCAACGCGATCACCGGATGAGTCGATAAAGGCTAAATCAACATTCTCTGCCTTGGAACACAATTCAAGCCCTGTACACAGATCAGCTCCCCACCAAATTCCATCGCTGTTGACAACGCCAGCGAATTCAGCAGCTTCAGTAAGTTTTTTAGCGTCTGTGTCGCATGTCCAAAGAAATCCCATGCCATTCTCTTTGGCTGCCTTCGCCATTGCCTTTGTCGCCCCGCCCTTATATGTTCCGGTTTCCAGAATAACCTTGGGCTTTAGCAACCTGACCAGCGCATACAGTAAGTCATACACCTCATACTCAGAGGCCATTTCGTCATCTGCGGTAAGAAGTCCGTATCTAATCAAACCATCACCCCGCCCATGCCCAAGTAGGCTATCTGCGTTTTTCCTGAGGCGTAATTGTCCGGCCAGACAGTTGAGAGTCCATCACCGTAATGGTTCCGTCTGACATCGCGCATACGGCCAACCTTAAAGCCTTTGGCTCTGATCTGCTGCCCTTGTGCCGAGCCATCCCATGTTTGGCCGTTGAATGCCGGGATTTCTAAAATACCTTTACGCACAACATTGATTCCGCCTGCCGTTGTCGTTTCGTAAATCTCATCCGGCCCATAGGGAGCACAGTAGTCCTCAGTTCCCAAGATTGCATATTCGGGATACTTATGCATAAGAGCTTCGCAGCGTTCCAAAAACTTTTTTCCTAGCGGCATACAGTCGTCATCGGCAACAATGTAGAACGGCGCTCTGGACCAATTTTCTGCCCGCTTTCTTCTAATTTGCTGAAACTCTCGCCCTGACATACCTTCATCTGGCCTGACAACTACAAGGCCGCTGCCCGGAGTGGCATTTTGAATCTGTTTCCACATCATCAGGCATGGCTTGGCAATCGCTTCCCTGAGTGGATCATTGGGCATGGTGCAGTAGAAAACGTCAATCATACATACCCAAGCCTCTGCGCTTCTGCCCACTTCGCCTTGATCTGCTCAGGAGTATCGGCCATTGTCGCTACAAGGTTCTCTGGCAACGCTCCTACGGCTACAGGCGCTCTCCCTGATGGCGGGGGCGGAGGCGGTGCTTGTACTCTCATCGGCGCGGCTCCAGCAGGCTTAGGCTCGTAAACCTTATTCATAATGCAGTAAGCGTGTGCCTGTCTCAACATCTGTACCTGCTGAGGGCGTTCGGCGGAGTCAAACGCCTGTCCCATGCCGGACTGAGTAATCACCTCAATCAGCTTGTCTGAGTTTTCCTTTGTCGGATTGAAGTCCGGTTGCGCTGCCTGAAACTGCAAAGTCACGGCCTGTGAAGCGTAATCGGTAGTATTTTCCTGAATGTGGCCTAACGCTCTCTGCATAGTGGCCGCATCGGGATAGCCAAGAGTTTTGGCAATCAGGTTGGCCGTGTAGGTCGCTACAGCCGCTTCTTCTTCATTGGCGAAGGGAGATTTTGGCGGTTCAACTACTTGAGGTGGAGGCGGGGGAGTCTGCACCTGATTCTTTGCCCACATCTTAGTGTTGACGTGAGCCTGCCCGACCTTTGCCAACACTTCAGCGGCGGTGCCTTCAAACTTCTCCCCGGTCAGGTATTCAACCTGAAACTTTCCTTCGCCAAGGTCGCGGGTGACTACCGGATTCTCCGCGGTGGGAGTGACTACCGCGGGAGGCGCTACAGCCGCGGGAGCAGCAAACGTGCCATCGGGATTCCGCGGCTGCCCCGGTGTTTCAGTCGCTTGACTCGCTACGTTCGCGGCGGCAATCGCCGGAGCTGGAGTATTGATGTCGATTGGCGGTGCAGGATTAGACGGTGTATTCGGTGTCGTACTCATATTCTGGTCTGTTCTCCCTGGCAAGACGGTCTAAGTCCTGCCGCATGGCTAAAGTGATTTCTTCCAAGCCTTTATTGGCTGAATCAATGAAGTTTTCTATTTCGCGTTTCAAGCAAAGCCTCTGCTGATAACGCAGGCTCAAATCTGCCCTTGCAGTGGATGAAAGCGAGCCAATCATCTGCTCATGCGCCTCATCTACCCAGCCGTCAATTAAGGCTTTGAGATCGGCAAAGGCTCCAGACTTTGACATCTGGACAATCTCTTGGAACCTTGATAGTTCGGCGTGATCGGTCATTTCGTTTTCGCTGGCAACTGCTTCGGCGCAACTCGCGCCTTGAGTTCTTCAGGATGCTCCATGCTGTACAGCCCACCAAACAGAGCATGTGTAGCTTCTGGCGTGAATACTTTGGCAATGAGCTGCTTGATGATTCCTGATTCGTCTTTCTCTTGAGCAATGCCAAGCTGAGCCTGAAGTCTAGAATCCTGCAACTGCTGCTTCAACTGCATTTCGGCCATCTTTTCAGCATTCAACTGCTGCATTTCCTCTGGTGATAATTGCCGCGTCAAGGTCATGGCCTGAATATCAAGCGTCTGCGAAATCAGGATGTCGATGTTTTTCCAGTCTGGAGTGATTCCAGCTTGATTCATCTGCTGCACGAGGCCCGGATTGCCATAAGTCTGCAAAATCGTATTCAGTCCGCCCGATTGCAGAGCGGTTTTGGTTCTCATCTTCTGTGAGGCCAGAACCTTGAATCGCACATCGGCATTCAAAACGTCCAAGGGATCTAATTGGATCTGTTGAGCATCAGGCCCAAGAATTTCCAGTAATTGAGAGGGGTCGAGATAGATTTTGTTGAGTCTCAAAAGCAGATAAAGAAAAGGCTCTAACGCCTGATCTTCGAGATTCGCTACCTGGTAGCCGATTCTTCCGCTGGCTGCTGCCTGTTTTGCTCCCACACCTGTAGCAGTGCGCGAAGAGGAATCGCCGCCTTCCGTAGCAACTCCATATGCTGCTGCATCAGTGTTTCCGGTAAGTTTCTGGACTCGCTGTTCACTGGCATTTACCTCAGCAAACGCAGCCGGGTTGACTGCTCCCATCTGCATTCTGACAACATCTTCCGTAGGAGATTCGTTTACTTCCCAGCTTGCGCCCGGATGGAATCTCTTTCCGCTGGTTCCCATCATGGCCCCGCGCTTGCGGATGATGGGCGGGTGCAACAGGATCGTTAATTCATCAATCCTGTCATTCAGGATGTTCATTACCAACTTATGATCGCCCTCCACCAGATCGGGGATTGAAAAACCGTGGAACCTTCCCAGAAAATCAATGTAGAACACGTTAAGGTGAGGGATGATGCCATAAGGATTACACTCGTTTCTGAAAACCCATTCCCGGCCCAAAATCTCGACATGGCGATTCGGTCGCCAATAGCGAATCAATTCAATCTTCGCCAGTGCTGGATCGACTGATTTATCGGTATTCGGTTGGAATGAGTTGCCGCGATAAGATTCTTGAGTCTGCTTGGAAAAATCACCTTGAGTTGCAAATTTCTTGCTTGCCAACTCTTTCAACTGCGCATCGCTAGGAAGTTTAAATCCTGATTCTGGATTGCTGGCAATCGTTTTCAGTTCTTCTATTGTCAGCAGATGGCGTGTTGCTGTTCCTCTTGCCTCTTGGCAGGACGGCCCCGGCGTATCAGGATCAATGTAGAAATCCCGAATGTCGATGTTCTGCGCCATTGGCCGCGATACCACACGCTTATCCTCGCGCACGGATGAAACCATGCGGAGTTTCCCGCTTGGCGCTTGAATCTGGCCTAATACCGGATGGTTTATTTCTGAGGTGTCAGCGACGGCGCGGCGGTCGTAAATCTTCCGATTGACCTCATACATTATTTGTGACAGTTCAATGATGCCAGCGCCATAAGTGAGAGCTGATTTGTTAGCACGGCGGAAAATCTCACGGCCTGTAATGAATGTGTCCGGCTTGCCGATGGTGCGAAGCTGCGAAGCAAGAAGATTTTTAACTGCCATTGCCTGAGCAAGCGTTGTTCCTGGTTCCGGACTTACATCAAAAGGCGTTTCATCGGAGAAAATCTGGTCAATGAGTCGGCTTTGCAGGACTTCGATTTCCTGAAGCGCAATGAATATTGGGATGGAAGACCGTTCGACTTTGGTTCCTTCCCAGAATTTCTTCTGCACCCATCCGGTAATCAGTCTCTCTGCTTCCCTGAATTTGCGGTCATGGTTGTAAGCACGGTACTGCTCCCATGCCTGAAAATCTCGCACGGCAACTTTCTTCGCAAAATCGTCAGTCCATTCCTGCGGATCGGTGACAATCGTGTTCTTCTCTGTCTCGGTTAAGGCAAGAGAGGAAGGGTTGTTTGAATTATCGGGTACTTGAGAGACTGTTGCCATTTACCAAGGTTGATACACGGAGTTGTATTCCGGGTCTTCTGCTTCCATGCCATTCAAAGCGGCTTGGCTCAGATTCTCTACTGGAATTCCGCGCCACTCTCTTACTTGTCCATCGTAATCCGGGCCTAAATCAATCTCAGACTTTGGACGGCCTTCAACGTCTGCTGTTATTCCTTCTCTTGACTGCAAAGCATCCGCAACCGTGTCCAAAATGTCATCATGATTGAATCTAGGGAAATAGAGAGCTTCTAATTCGATCTGGTTTCTAACGTCTGCCTGGATGTCAGCACAGAAAACGAACGCGCCATTTTTCCAGTACGGCTGGGTGCCGCGAATTCTGTGGACTTTAGAAGTTCGATTATCTCGCTGAAGTTCCATGACCGGCAGATATGTTCCTCTTTTGGCCATAGCTTTTCGCAAAAAGGGCAATAGAACTCGCGCATGGGCTTCTTTTTCTATCTTGATAAACTGGATACGCGGTTGACGGAGAAAAAGCGCGAACAGTTTTTCAATAACCTGGTCTGGACTGAATCGACCCCACTCAATCGTGTCGAAGTAGCATCTCCCATCAGTACCCCAGCCGTGCAGGTTGATGACTGTATAATCGGTATCTCCCTTTGCCTGAGTTTCCATGCCTGCAAGGTCAACCGTGACATTCCACGTAATTCGAGCCGCATAGTTGTCTAATTCCTTGCGTGGTATCCAGCGGATTTCTGATTTGTCGGTAATCAGGCCGTCTTTGTCCTGCAAGGGCTTCAAGAGATATTGCGGATAAAGAACTCCTGGCCCCAGAGCGGGATCTTTCTCGATCTTGCGAAGGTGTCTGAGTCCGATTCTTTCCTTCCACCAGACGTGAGCATTTTCAAGTTTGGCAACTTCTTCCTGCATCCGCTCAATGTCTTCTGCGATTCCTTTTTCTTCGGCAGCTTCTAGGCGCTCAAGCGCAGCGGAGCATGTTGGCCAATCATCACACGCTGGAATGTAGAGCAAGTCCCATTCGCGCTTGTGTTCTGGTTTTTGTATTTCTTCGGAATATATGGTCCAGTGGGCATCGGAAAAGCTGTAAATCGTCCCCGTGAGATTGAGCCATCCATGTCCCGGCGGTAGCGGGTTGGTTTCGATCAAAGGCCAAAGGCTTGCGATAAATTTCTTTGTCTGCTCGATTGATCCTGGCGTTCTGGTGTTCTGATCTTCTACGCCGTCATCAATGTCCCCAACGTCATAGTGACCGCCAGCGACGGATGAATCAGCGGAGAGCACGCGCAACGTAGGCTCTTTAATTCCCGGCTTTCTCCGGCATGGAACTGTAAATTGCTCATCATTGCCAAAATCTTCAGTCTTTCCGGCCTCTGTCAACTTGGGGCAGAACTCAGGGAATAGCCAACGGAACAGTTCATTTTTGGTGAATTGCTCTTTCGTGCCTCTCAGAAAATCCTTTGATCGCGAGAGTTGGGCAGATCCTTGAAAAATTCTTATGTCTGGATAGTTGATAATCCATTGAATCTTTTCGGCTTGCGTGATAATGCTGGTTTTTAGTCCGCCGCGAGTGACAAGCCTTAACTTCTTACGCTTGCCCGGTAACTCCCACATCGAAACCAACGGATTGTAACCAGCGCCGTCTTTCAGTGTAACTTGCTTCTTTGGCTCCGTGCCGCCTAAAAACTTTTGGCAGTGGTTGTAAATGCGACCATGTACCGCTTTCGACACATCCCTGTAACCTAAGACCCCGCAAAGGTATCTCAGGTCAGTCCGGCACCGTTGCCGTCTAGCCTTCCAGTCTTCTATGTCGAACTTAGGCATTTACGGGATGAGCTGAGCGGTCAAAGACCAAGTGAAACTGGGGGTAGTTGCCGCGATCACCCACTTGACGCGCCACAATAGCCCCACAGGGCCAACCCTGACGGTTCCTGCGGTCAAACTACCATCCGCGAGCACATTGCCAGCAGAAACCCCACCAAAGGCCGCACGCACTACCCAATCACCTGTAGACGTTACCTGTGTGAATGAAGCAAAATCATCGAATACTGCCGTGCCTGTCGGCGGATTAAGGATCAAGTCTGTCGCTCCGGCGGGTTGGAGCACGTCCTGCACGTAAACATTCATCGTTGGCGTAGTTCCAGACGCGGCTGAGACGTGCAAATGGAGAATTGCGCCGTTATAGCCTGCGGGAATGTTCAAAGTGCTGCCATTGCTTGAACTGGTGGACGTGGTTACAGGCTGAAGGACTATTCTTTTTGGATTTAAAATCATTGCGTTAGCTCCGATGTCAGAAAGTCACGATCTCGCAGCCACGGCGCTGGAGTTCTGCTTTAATTTCTGGCCACATATTTGAATGCCCTACGCCCATTGCTCTCTGGCCTGCGCTAAGCGGTTCTTTCGCTTCCTCGCTCCAATAAACAACTTCGCACGGCTTCCCTTGGGGATTATTCTTGAGCCATTTTCTCATTGCTCTCAAGGCAGTTACGCCTTCTATGACCCAATCGCCGGATTGTGCCATCCAGTCATCAGAAACAATTCGACTTTCTTCCGACCAATCGCCTTTGCCTATAAGAGAATCCGTATGCATAACATTGCCGCCCATCTTTAAGGCCAAGGTAGTCTTGCCGCTTCGCGGAATACCGCAAATAATTACCCTTTTAGTCATTGAATTGGGGATCATAGGGCAACCGAGATATTTCTTTACCTGCTCAAGCAAGTTCGCTTACCGTCACAAACTTTTTATTCGGCCACTTCTGGAGAATCATTTCCACCGCTTTGAGAGTATGCGAGCGATCCGCGCTTTTTTCCGGCGATCCATCATGCAAAAGCACGATTTCCCCTTTGTCGGTGTCCAGGTTCACCTTGGAAAATATGTCTTCGGCGGATTTAGCCGCCCAATCGCCTGATAACTGGCTCCACATTACGGTTTTAAGCCCAAAAATGTCAGCAGTTTTAGTGGCTCGATCAGGATTGTTGCCGTAAGGAGGTCGGAAGAGTTTTGGAAGTTGCCAAGTAGCGTTCTGAATGCGCTTACTACAGCTTTCTATCTCTATTTCAAGCTGCTGTTCCGAAATTGACCCTGCGGCAAAGTGGTTTTCCGTGTGATTGCCTATCTCATGTCCTAAACGGCTGATAATGTTCAAGATTTCAGGGTTCTCGGCAACCCATTTTCCCAGCACGAAGAAGGTAGCTTTAGCGTTGTACTTTGCCAAAATAGGCAGTAACTCAACCGTCCAGCCACTAGGCCCATCATCAAACGTCAAGGCCACCTGCGAAGGATCGCTACCATGCGAAAGGATCAAATCTTTAAATCTCTTCTTCTGTGCTAGCAATTCGCATACGCAAATTGGGCGGCACTATGGCCTTGAACGTAATATTGGCGACCGGATGCAGGCAAGGTTGATCTTTGCCACAAAGCGGGCACTTGCTCTGCCGATCTACAACCTCTTGCTCATCTCCTACGTAGCCTTCCATTAAAAGCTCCTATAAACCTGCTTCACCACGATTCCAATCTCTTTTTCTGCCGGAGAAGGTTCGATCTGATGACTGAAGAAAAACCGTGATTCAGGTTGAGGAATCGCTGGGTCAAGAGGCTTGAGGCGTTTGTAATAAATCCAGTGCCATAGCCTTTCTGCTGCATTGTGCGCCCACTGCCAGAATTTAAGCCTCATTACGCTCTCCCTGTCTTCAGCTTGCAAGCAACGCGCTCGCACGTATATTCATTCCCGCCGTGCTGACATTTGCGGTATCGCGGTTTTTCCAAAATTTTTTCAGCCTCAGGCCCTGACCCATTCCAGCCCCAGCACCGCTTTGCCGGATTACCGCATCGCTTCCCGATCTTGAGCGCAAGCCACACATGCCCGCACTTCTCACATCTGCATACCTGCCTGCCGTAGACTTCCGTAATAGCCATGTCATATTGTGACACGTCATATCCTGACACGTCAACCTATGACACACATTCTCAGTTTTGTTTTGCGCTACACTTGGCATTAAGCGCCGGATTTTCCGAGGGTGCCGAGGGGTTTCCCCGCCAGTAGGCATGAAAGGTACCGGGAAAAAGAATTCTTTTGAAGTGACGCAGGCATGATGTTTAGCGGTGATTAAGGCTTGTTTGGCGTGTGGTTAGCGAGGTGTTGATGGTCAGGCAAGGGTATGCCATTGTCGCGGCAGAGATCGGCATAGACACTGGCAGGCACATAGATTGAAACACCATGAGCCTTGGTGTGCAATGGCGACTCGACACAATACACCTTATCGGACGCTGATCTATTAAGTGCGCTGTTATCATCGCTCATATGTATAAGCCTCGCCGTTCATTCGCCCAAAAATGCATGGTTATACAGGAAATGCCGCAAAGTGTCACAGGTTGACAGTGGGTTATTCATCGCCTGCCCAGTCATCCAATGCGCCCAGACTGGCCTCCGCCGGCATCATCACCACAATACCGCGCATGTCCACACGCTGCGTTGCCTTGCCATCCACTCGATCTGTAATCTCTGATGCCGCTGCCAGCCTGTCACGCGCATTCTTGGCCGTAAGCGCATCATTGTACACAACTTGTGCAAGCTCAGTAGCGCCACGCTCAGCAAGAATTTGCTTGTATGCAGCCGTAGGAGATTCGATATTTCGCGGCCTGCCAGGCCCGCCAGGATTGCCCGGAGCGAAGAACCCGTTTTCTGCACGCTCAAGCGCTGGGCGTTCGCGCTGAATTTCTCGGTTTTCGCGCGGTTTTTCAATAAGCGAACTAAGTTGATTGTTTTCAGTGTGATTCAGATTTAAGTCTTGAGATGCCATTTAGTTAGGTGATTAGTTGAAGCTGAGAATTACTGGAATGGTCACATTAGCGAACTGAATGCCTGGTACTTCGTGCTGAAAGTCGATTAGCGTTACTGTTTGCATGTGGGTTTCAATACGCTGGAAAGCTTCTCTGATCTGCAATCGGATAGGTCAAAAGTAGTGGTTCTTTCCACTCGCGACGCTTTAAATATGGAATCCAGACTGGTTCTGTTTTTCCCTTGCGATAGCGATAGTCCAACTTGATTAGCTGATCTTCGCGGGTCATTTTGATCTTGTTTTTATCCAGCCATTTAGCGTAGCCGCGCTCGACAAAGGACATGGCTCGGCTCTTTGAGATGTGCCGATGAGGAGTTTCTGATGGTGATTGCTTGGTATCTAGAACGCCGATTCGCATTTAGAGAAAGGATTTCCCTTGTTCGGGAGCTACCGCTTTTACGTGCGGGCTACGTTTCCATGCGCGAGAGATTCCGTTCCCCCGCGCACAAAAATTCATGATTTCAGACGGTTGTTGAATGTGAGAGTAGAAGGGTTAAGGTGTGAATTGCAAATAGTTGTGTAGGAAACTCTCTACGTAGAACTTTTCTTGGGCCTGCCGCCCAGTTTGCCATTCTCCGCGCTCTTGGGCTTTGGTATTCCTTTGTTGGCTTTGCCGCCTTTGCGACCGAGAGCTACAGCGTGAGGATTTTTGGCCATTTAGCTCACCTTCTGGAAATCAACCCAAGGAAAGTATTTAGCAGTTCCACGGGCCAAGTCAAACATGTGAGCGCGGCGCATTTCAGCAATGGCTTGTTCGCGCTGGGCAGAAAAGTCAAATCCAGGGATGGCATAAACAGTTTTGAGGATCGGGAATGGGCCACCTTTGCTCTTGCACAAAACACCATGCTTTACAGCATATTCAAGCTCGCGCTTCTGAATCCGACCAGCTTCATCGCGGCCAAACTGGCCAAGGTCGGTAACGGTTTCAATCATTGCCCTTTTCACTATCGCGGTCAGAATCTCTTTTCTTGCTTTCATAACAACCTCCACTGCCAATATCCTATAGCGCTATAGGTTTATTGTCAAGAGGAAAATAAAACTTTATTACTATTAGAATCAGTGACTTAGAGAGCGAATTTCCTTAAGCCAGTCATTTACTACGCGAGACATGGATGTACCGCGCTCTTTTGCCAGCCTGTACAGTGCATCATAGTTAACGCTTGCCAAGAGAATTTGGAAGCGTGTCTTTGGTGATTTCTTGCCCTGTCTGCGTGTCTTTGGTTCATCGCTCACGATGGCCTCGTATCTGTTCCGCAGCTCAAACATTGCCAGTATCCTTCGTGGCTGAAGCCACAAAATCCTTCATTGTCACAAGAGCAGGGCATCACAGGAACAATAATCGCTCCGCATACCTGGCACGGCGGGCCGTCCAGATCGCCTCTTACTTCTTGAAGGTATCCGCTGGTAAAGTCACCGCTATTCATCGCAGCATTCCTGAATAAAAACATCCCGGCATTCTCCGATGTGCAACTTAATGCCGCGCTGAAGTGTGTACATCTGCCCCGGTAATATTTCTTCGGCGCACCATCCGCAAAGCTCATCAAGCGAAATTTGTGTTTCTGCGCTCATTTGTGGCTCCTGAAGTGGTCTACTCACTCAACACTAAGGCTGCTATTGCTAAACAAAATGCTGCACATCTGCGGATCGTCAGCGGCTCTCCGTAATATCCCGTTGCCACCATAACGCCCAGAATCACCCCTACAACCGACCAAAGTATCCATGCCTGCCCAAACATCGTGATCTTGAACATGAAGTAAGCAGGCACAGCGCAGAGGCCGTAAACCACTATTCCCGGCCAGAGCTGATGCCGCTTGAGGTAAACATCTGCCACAATCGACATGGCCACTTGCAGGGCAATCAAGGCCAAACTAGCCTTCCATTTGCTCACGGCTCAGTCCTTTCTGCTACGCCACACGCGCAAATGGCCAATAATCCAACGCATTCAGGATGAGCACATACAATCGTTTCACAGTTGGGACACCAGCCCTCACGCGGAAACAATGAGCGCCAAAACCCCAAAGGCTTTTCACATCCGTGACATTTCATTCAGTCCCTTTCTGCTCGCCAGCTCTCAGCTTGGCTAGTGCGGTGCGGAGCCGGTCACATACTGGACTTGAGTTCCAATCTTTTGAGGTTTCGTCCCGATATGGCGGGTATCTTGCAGCCCACATATGGGCATCTTCTGCCGCTTCGCACAACTCCTGCACGTCCCGCTCTCTGGCTTCCAAAGCGGAGGAGATGATTTCGGTAAATTCATCCACTCGCCAATAGTCGCCAGCCGGATACAGCTTGTTACATAGCCGCTCTGCAATCTCCACGGCCAATTTGATTTCGCTCATTTCCGCCCCTCCCCCTGCGCGTCCCCGGCCCCGCGTTTCTTCTTTCTTGGTTTCGGTCCCCTAGGCTGTGGCTCACGATCCCAGAGAACGCTTTTGCAAGCCGTAGCTCCGCAGCGTTTTGGCCGCTCAAGAGAATCTGCCACCCAGACGTTTCCGCATTGCTGGCAGTGGCAGATAAGATGGTTGAATACAATCTTAGTTGGAGTCATTGTCCTCCAGTTTGGCCAGCCGGATTTCAAGATTGCGGATGTAAGCCGCCAGTTTCAAATTGTCTGGAATACCGTATCTCTCAGCATCAATCTTAAGTTCCCGTTCATACTTAGCGCGGTTAATCTTCTCCCTCTCCAAACGGTAATTCAGAAGTTCGGAGCGGTGAGCCTCAAATCCTTCTGTCTCTTCGATGTCCCAGCATGGATCTTCATTCCATGACCGCTTGAGTTCGTCAAGTTCTACTGCTGTGCGCGCTGCCGGTATGTGAAAGCTAACTTTTCCATGTGCCATAAGCACCTCCAATGTTCTAATTCTGCACCATTGGGACATTATCTGTCAAGATAATAATGCACTATTAGAACATTATTTCTTCTCCGTTGGCGCGTCCCCGGTAGGTGGAGCGGGTGTTACAAGTCTGAGATTCTCTGCTCCTGGAATGCTGAAGAACATTCCGTTTATACAGTTTGCCGTTATTGGCACAATGAATCTTCTGTCCCTTACTTGCACAAATGCGTCCGCTTTCGGCCACTCTTCAATGGCCACCCACCCTTGCCCGTTCTGCCCGGCCAGCGCGGAATAGAGATCGAAATACTTTTCAGCATTTTCTCTGTGCTCTTTCGCCTTGGCTCTCGCCACATTTCTCACGTCAATTTCATTTGCCTGAACTGGCAGTCCAAGGGCTTCGCATATATCTCTGATCTCGGCTTTGAGCGAATCCCTTCCTGAAATCACTTTCTGTAACTCCGCTTTCGGCGGCTCCGGCGTTCCTTGCGCTGGAGAGGGGGTGGATTCAAATGCTTCATCCAATGCCATAAACACGCGGTCTATGCGCGCTTGGTCCGCGTTTGTAATCGGCCCGCCGAGTTTCTTGATGTAGAAGGGTGACGTGTTAGCGAATAACTCTTTCACTCCGCGCAACGCCGATTCCAGTTTTGACGGCCCCGGCTGAGCGGGTGCGCCTACTAAGCGCGAACGTAGGATGTCCGCTATTGCTTCAGCAGATGGGCATATTGCCAACTCGTCATACACGTCATCAGGTAGAACTAATGGGCCTTTTATTACTTGCGCCGATGCAACAATTTCCCGGGCGATCTCTTCCACCTGTGGCGTCCCTTGGGCCGCGCCGTGCAATGCTTTCACGTAATCAAACACGGCATCTTCTGATGGCCCATCTTCGTCACCGCTGCCAAGTTTAAGCAGTTCGGCAATTCGATCTTTAAGGGTCTGACACTTTGCGCATCCATCCCCATCACACTCAGAACAAGATTCTTGACGAATCCAGGCGGGCTGCGTTCCTGCCACGGAGGGAGCGGCCAGCGACTTCGTATAAGCGAGCAGAAAAAGATATTGCTGTCTCCACCATTCCTCCATTGATTGCTCGGTTGCTTGTGGCGCGGAGGCCGTCTCCGTTGCTTGGGTGGGCGCGATTAGATAACCCGTACCTTCAAAGTATTTACGCTCTGGATGCGCTGGCTCAACTTTGGGCGCGGATGGCTCAGAGGGACGCGGAGCCCGACAGTTACAAGTTTCTATTCCTCGTGACGCTAAAAATATGCAACCCGGATCGTGCGGCTCCCCTGTGGATGCTCCGCCTGAGATGGGCTCGGCCTCGTGGAATGACGTGCTTGTTTGGCAGCAATAATGTCCAGATTTGTCAGCGTGAATAAATCCCTTACAATTTCTTATAGCCATTCCTGTAAAATCGCATGGCTTTATTGCCCTGTGGCACCACTTGCACCTATTCTCCGCGGGCTGCGCGGGGGCGGTGATACGTTTGGCCATTCTCTGCGGCTCATTTTCTGGCCTGACCCCACCATATTGCGGACAAGATGGTGCATGATGTGGGCCAATAACCCCCTGTTTAAGCCTAGAATTGCGGATGGCACAGTTACAGGGCGGATCAAACTCTTCGGCGGCTCCTGAGCTGGGGCTGGGCTGCGGAGAGGCTGAGACTGCGGCCCCCAGGTTCGCATATTCTCTTAATAGCAATCCGATATGATTAAGCGAATTGAGAGGATCGCGGGCCTCGTCAAGTAGTTTTTCTAGCGTCATCTTCTCTCCCATTACCCCATTCCCCCAGCGTCACGATTTCAGTTTTTCTATTGCCTCTAAGACTTGAATAATTGCCGCAGCCCGAGCCCTCGAAAATATAAGAAGACTGTCAATACTTTTGGATGTTCTGATTTCCTTGGCCCACTCAGTAGTCATGTTCTCGGCTTCGTTGTATAGAATTTTGGGAACGTCCATTGTTTTCCTCTCTCATCCCCTTTACCGTTCGCCGCGAATCGCCTTTGCAATATCATGGGCCAGCACATCTCGCGTGATCGTCCAGTTGTCTTTATTCTCGCCGCTGGAAATAAACTGCTCCGCAATCCTCGCGCACTCTTCTCTTGCTTCCTTTATGGCTGAGGAACGTTCGGATGCCACGTAAGCAGCTGCAAATCTGTCTTCCCAGCGTGATTCCCATGCAGGGTTGTAATCTGCCGGTATCACGGTCGGCCATTCGCCGTGCTCACGAAATTCACGCGCTTTTAATTCCAGCTCCCGCGCCTTCGCTGTCCGCTCGACTGGCCATACTCGCTGATACTCAATGCAGGGTGTTCTTCCGTGATTGCAGGCCGCGCATTGCTTCAAGTGTTCTTCTGCTGTCATATCTGGAGTCATTTTTTCCTCGTTAGTTTCCTGAGTTTGGCGGCGTTCAACCGCTGCATCTCTTTGATCGCCACAAGTTTCAGCCGCAACAATTCCGCTGTCCGCTCGTCCGCGCTAGTTGTCATCTTTGCTCTCCATTAGCGTTCTGATTGCCGCCACAATGCTTTCTACTTTCGCCGCTGATCCCCTGAGAACTATTTGGGCAGTCACGTTTAACGTCTTGCCCTCGAACACCGCTGAATCAATTCTGATAGCCGCTAGCGGATTAGCTGCCTGCCTGCGGGCCAACTCTGGATCATCGCCAAAGTTTTTGAACGATTCCCGCGTTATCCGTACCCGCTCGTCCGCTGGTTTGGTCATGGCTTCCTCCGCGTAAAAAATGGGTTGAAGTTTTGCTTGAGTATCCTTACGACTCGATCCACCTCATGTTTCGGCGCAAGAATCTGCCCAATAACTTCTTTGGCAATCGAACGATAGGTTTTGTCGCTCGGCTTTTCGACTTTTCGCGGCTTCCGCCCTGAGTCAGTCATAGGGTCACCGCCCGGCCAAAATGTTTTCAACTATTT